AACAAAGAGTTGGTACTGACCATCATAGAGATACAGGGCTTTCTGTCACGCTATGGCAAAAGCCACACTAATTGGCATGAAACGCTTAATGAGGTTATTGAAAGGCTTGAACAGGCAGAAAGTGAGGCACAGGAATGATAACAATACTCGTATATTTACTTGGTCTATCAATAATACCTCTGATGGTCCTCGCACTCTTTGAAATCCGTGGATATTACTACATCCATGAGCCTATAGCTATGGTGGCGGTATGGAGTGCGATATTGATAGGGGGTGCGATATGAAAAGATATGAATACATACAAAACGGTGGGATCGAGGAAATGGCAAGAGCAATCTCGTTTATGGTAGTAAGGAGCTTTTCAGACGAGTGCGAGAGCATCACCAAAGGAGTGCAGGAGTTGATGCCTGTGGTCACCGACTGGTTAAACGTAGAGATAGAGGAGGAAAACACATGAAATGTGAAACATGCGAATACTACGATCCCGAAGAGGGTATATGTGGAGCTTTTGAGTGCAACGGTACAGACTGTCCGACATTGCCATGCGAAGAAACATGACAGACAAGAGAAGAAAAGCACTCAACCACATAAAGTCCAGAGTTGAACCGTGGGCAGCAGAGGAGGCCGAAAAGGTGTTCAACGAACTGGACGAAGTAAAACAAAAGCTTGTAGACCTGGCATTAAGCTACGGCAAGCACCTAAAAGGGGATTAGCACTCTTTCCCTTGACGGGCAGGACAGGAAAGGATCAACTCAAGCAATTCCTTGTGCTGATTGTCCTTTTCAAAAATGGCATTAAGAAGCTGATCCATGCGCTTGTCCTTTAGGGATATCTGCTCTTTCAAAAACTCAATAGTGCGGGCATACTGTTCACGTTCTTTGTCCAGTTTCTCATGATATTTCACTTTTTCATTGGCAAGGGACGCTTCCAGAGACTGTACAGAGGCTTCAAGCTCTTTAATTCGGTCGATTTTATACGTCAGCAGTATCTTCATAGCTTGCGTGTCGAGATCATCAGTATCTTCTATGGTCTCAATATCGAGAAGAGCTTTAGCGATAGGCCTGATAGTCTCCTCATACTTGAAAGACTGTTCCTCACTTCCTTCAGCGAACACCCTTGACAGGGTAGACTTTGCGAGGTAGTCCCCGTTTTTCTCCATGAGATCCAGTATGTCAGAGTAGGAAAGTCCCTTTTCTTCCCGTACTGCTTTGAGTTTAACGATTATATCTTTAGTGTTCGTCATGTGTTCAATCTCCGTTCGTTTTAAAGGACGGGGGTACAGCGCATAGAACTATTCACCCCGGACGTGTGAATGATATCATACCATTAAGAAGCCAAGCAGGGCAAGGAAAGGAGATATCATGAACGTCCAAGAAATAATAATGGCAGTGTATGACGAAGGCTTTAAAGCCGGGATCAAGTACGCAGAAAGGACAAGTAATGAACAACCCCGCAGAGAGATTTTTCAATCGTCCCTACATACTGGACGAGAGGATCACAAGGACAGTAGCCGAGATTGAAAGACTGACATATTTAATGCTTCCATCCGGCATTGATTACTCAAGACCGCAAGTCATGAGTACACCCGAAGACATAATGACCAAGTATGCAGCAGAAAAAGCCGACCTTGAAGACGAACTGGCACGACTGCAAAGGGAGTATTTAAGAGCAAGGGACGATATAAAGGCCGTACTAGAGGCATTAGACAAGGTAGACAGCAGAGGGGCTACAATCCTATGTGACATCTATATAAGCCACAAATCAGTCCAGAGGATAGCCCAAGACAGGCATTATAACAGGCAACACCTGTATAAGATACGTGACAAGGCACTACAGCAAGCATGGAGACTGTACAAGGACTTAAACAACAAAGGAGGGTAAAAGCTATGGGATTCAGAGAATTTTACAAGGTAACCAAAGACTTCATGAGACGTGGTATTATTGACAAGACAGTGATCCAAGATGATGCCGACATATTAACCCTTTATGCACATTACAGAGAGACAGAAGAACCCGAAGAAGAAAGGGAGTAAAACATGGATGAGATCAAAGCACAAAAGCAACCATTGGCAGAAATTCAGTTTTTTGCCGATCATCCCGGTGATTATACCGTTAATGTAGATAAAAACGGGGGTTACACCGTGATAGATCATACTGGAATTGGTTACAGGGTAATCAAACAGGACATAAAAGGATAAAGAACGCCCCCGCCAGGTACAATGACGAAACCTGGTAGGGGCTTTCACACACACCTCTATTATATCACAATATTATTTCTTTGATATACATATTTACGCTTTTTCCTGCATCAGTGGCTTTTTTCTCAATAGCCTCTTTTTCTTCCGGTGTAAGCCATAGTGTTATACGCTGAAGTTTATCCATATAACGCTTGTTACTTTCCTTTTTCTTGTCTGTATATCCGTTATATCCCATTGTTGACCCTCCTGTGTGTTAGATTATAGCGGAGACCCGGAAGCCTCCGCAAGTCGTTAGTTGTGGTCAATTCAAGTTGAGAGCAAGCCGGGCGGCTCTTTCCGCATTGTCTGTCAACTGACGTTGCCAAGCCTTATATCGGGGAGACCACCGAAAGCCGTTTGATTTTAAAGCGGTGCGCGTATCTGCATCCGGTATGTCTTCAAAAAGAATCTGCAAGCGGTCAATTTCCACATTCCGCACTATCTGGAAGCCTTCGTGCTGCTCCTCTTCGACAGTCAGATTTTGCCTTCTGTCTAACTCTTGCAGCCTTTCTTCGGTGCGCTTGATCTTGTCCCGCAGGCTTGTTAATTCGTAAGCGGGTATGGGTTGAGTGATCCATGGGCATCTCTCAAGGGTCTCTTTTACTGTCGCGGTCATTTCTTCGGCCTTTTCCGGTGACATTCCAGGAAAGCCGATCATGGTCTTATTCTTGCGGTAGTATGCGTTGATATCTTTTGAGCGTTCCAGGGTGTTTTTTAACTTCTCAATGCGCTCTGTCAACATTTCCCGCGCGTGGGGGTCTGCTAAATCAATCGGGCCAGTGCCGACAGCCTTTATTTTATCCACGATTGCTTTGATCTGGTTGTATTCTTCCCAAAGTGAACGCTCCCGGTTCATTTTGCGTTCGTGCTTCCTCACCGGATAGTTGGCCGGGCCGCTTATAAACCATGAAGGACAGGAAGCCTCATTCCGGTTATAGTCATTGTACCAGGTCGCAAGCTTCCGCGAGTATCTATCCAACAGGGCATCAATCTTGTCGTGATAGTAGCTTGAAACCTTCTTTTTCTGCGCTTCCGCTATGCGGTGAGCCTCGTCTACACTTGCGCGGTATTCGTTTGTTGCGCTGTTCTTCTTGTAATCCCCCATGTGAACCGCATACCAGGCGCGCTCTGCGGTGCTTTCGCTAATGTCGTAATATTTCGCGGGAATATCTGCGGGCTTTTCCTGGGCGGGTGCTTCGGTAATCTCTTCGGACTCCTTCGCGGGTGCAGTCTCTTCCGGTGCTGCTTCCTGCTCTTCCGTCTCCGGTGCTGCTTCCTGGGCGGGGGTCTTCTCGTCCTTCATTCTGTCGGCTATTGACTGGTAGAAGTCAGCAATCATAAAGGTTTTTGTTGTCGTTTCGCTGTCCTCTCCGAATCTGTAAGCGTATATTTTCCCGGTCTCTCTGTGGCTGTTTGCCTCCTCTTCAAAGTGTGCGATCACTTCGCTGTTGTCGATATCATATACAACCTCAATCGTTGCATACTTCTCATTGTGCTCATGGGATGCGGCGTTCTTCGCTCTGTCGCTGCAAAAAGCGGACAAGGGCCAAAATGCGATAGAATATGATGCTGTGCTGATCTTTCCGCGCTTTCCGATCTTATGGAGACTGTAATCACCGCCACACCAGGATGGATCACCGGGGGTGTGTTCTATGTAATAATAGCCGTTGTCGTTCTTGAAATACGCGTTCTCGATCCTTACGATATCGCCTGTCCTCATTGTTACGTTGTTCTTGTCTGTCATTGTTTTGTTCCTCCTCTTTTGGGTTGTGTGTGATTGGGTTTCCCCTTGACAATTCACATGATAACATATCGCTATGCGAATGTCAAGGGGGATTTTTTTATTTTATGATTTCAAATACTACGCCAGTGTCAGCAAAGCTCGACAGGGGTGTGAACTCTCCGGCATAATCAATACCCGCGTTGCCTTCATTTCTGTATACCGTGTATATTTGATCATCCTGGCGCGTGGGGGTTACTTTGTGAGTGATCCAGTCGATAAAATGAACCTTTATTTTTTCCCCGACAGTGGCGCAGCCTTTGTTGTATCTCCAATAATATGCGGCCTTGTGTGCTTTTCCGGCCTCATGGAGTGCGTCAAAATCACGGGAAGCGCGATCAATACCGAGACCATCACCGGGAAAATCTTCATAGAAGTATACCGGGCGCGTGCCGTCATTACGGAAGAAAACAGCACCAACACCGTTATAGTTATATATTTTTTCGATCATTTCGTTAAAAGTCATTTTTTCCACCTCCTTATCCCTTATATCTCACTGAAACTATCTCATCATCAATTATCTCTGATGTGCCGTTATCGTCCATTATCACGGCTATCTTGTCACCTTCCTGCCAGTCTTCAACCCCTTCAAAGCTCCACATATTGCCGTTAGGCTCTGTGAATGTGACTGTGTCGGTTGTCTCGTCTGTCTCCGTTACGACTCCGCAAGTGGGGTATAATGCCCCTTTAGGCTGTGCCTGTGCTGTTATGGTTGCCGTTGCTGCTACTCCAATAATGATTCCTGCTATGATATTCTTCATTTTTTCGCCCTCCTTATGCTGTTTCAAATATTGATATGGTGTTTTCTTTTGTCATCTTGTCGGCCTGCTGCATTAGCTCGTTGCGGGTGAATGTAGGCATTACAAAGTCTTTGCTATGCTCAACCGTTCGCTTCATTGTCTCGCCCTCCTTAATATCCCAACCAGTCATAAACCTGTCTTGTTGTCCATCCGGTGCAGTCTATCCACTGTTCATCAGATGATCCGTCCGAGTTTGTCCAGACCTCCAACGCGTAAAGCCTGCCGCCCTCTCTTTTTGTCTCTATGCTGTGAAGCTTCAATATTTTGTTGATCTTGTCCATGTTTTACTCCTCCGGAGGACTTGCGCCGCCTCCGGTCGGCTGTGTGTGGTTTAGATTACTGCGGGAAGCTGCTTCTGTGCTGCGCTTGTCTGGCTGATGGTGAAGAAGTAGGCTTCCTTCATGTAGTAGTGGGGATCATCTGCGGTTTCGTCAACTCCTGCGGCCTTCCTTAATGCCTGTGTGCGCTTGCTCGGCTTGCTTGTGTAGTTCCAGATTGCGAACCTTGCCACGGCCTTCTCTCCTTTGTTTACGAAGTAGCCGAGTTTTTTCCATTCTGCGAAAGTGTGAAGCATTTCCGGCTCGTCAATCTGTGTCTTTGTGCCGTCCTCGGCTACCATTGTAAGCTTGCGGCCTGTAGTCCCGATCTTGCCTTCGTCCATGAGTTTCATTGACTGTGAAAAGATAATCTGTGCATTTGTCATTGTTTTGTCCTCCTGTTTGTGTGTTTGGTGTTTGCGTGTCACATGGTGTCATGTGCTTGTGAGGTTACTATATCATCACATGGTGTCATGTGTCAACACTTTTTTTAATTTTTTTTTGAAAAATTTGCAAAGCCTGTATTTATGCGGGTTTGCGGGTACAAAAAAAGATTGATAATTGAATGACACCATGTTAGAATGATGTCATGTATAAATATAGTGAAAAGAAATTAAAAGATGTTGAAAAATACAATGCTGAAAATTACGACCGTCTCACCTTCAGAATGAAAAAAGAGGATGCAAAGAGGATCAGAGAGGCGGCAGCTGCTGCGGGTATGAGTATAAATAATTACATATACACGGCAGTCATGGAAAAATTGAATAAATAGGAAGCATTGCGACAAATGCGACAAAAAAAAGTTGTATCATTATACTGACCCCAAAGGGGTCAAGGGCTGAAACAGTTCAGCGTTATGGGAAAATATACTTATAAGAGACCAGGGCAAAAGCTCCGGTCTTTTTTTATGGAGAAAAAGCAACATGTCATTGATTGATGATGTAAAAAAGAGCATATCTGAAGACTTGGAAGATATCAAAGAAACTGCAAGCGGATTAAAGACCGCAGGAGAAATGATAGAAGACCAAAACGGAGTAGACATAGAAAGCATACTTGCTAACGCTCCGACAGATGAAAAGGGAAATAAGATAGTAGAAGATGATATATTTGATCAATACTACAAGTTGATGCCTGCAAAGGTTGTTAATAAATCTCACTCATGGAGGACTACTGGCAACGGTGGAAAACTCATTATATTGGGCGGAGATCCCGAACGAGATAAGGACATTCACAGGCAAGGTGCGAACGCATCAAACGCAACACAAGCACAACGACGTTCATTAGCTGATGACCTACGCATAGCATTAAGCAGAAAAGCCACACGGCAGACATTAGAAGCACTCGACCTCACAGATGGCGCAACCAACCAGGACGCAATCACGGCAGCGGCAATATTGCAGGCCACAGAGGGAAACGTCAAAGCCCTTCAGTATATAAGGGATACGATCGGGGAACAACCGACAGCCAAACAGGATATCTCACTACAGATGACAGATGATGATAGATCATTACTGGATAAGGTAGAAAAGAGACTAAACGGATAACATAACAACATATCATATAGTTGTTACGTCAACCAAGGTATCAAAAATCACGGGGTTATACTTCGGATATGTTCGCATATTTCTAATTATACGAACAAATGAAACATGATCCAGGCATACCGCAAACCCTTTATTTATAAGGGATAGAAGCCAATGGCAGCGGGTCAGATGGAATAGCAGGTAACATAATATAGAAACAGGATCACAAGGGGTGCGTGTATGCGTGGTGCGTGGGTGTGCGTGCATATGTGTGTGCGTGTGTGCATGTGCGCGGGCGTGTGCATGTGTGCGTGAGCGCATGAGGCCACCCCCCCCAGTAGCCGAAGCGAGAAAATTTTTTGAAAAAAATTCTTATATCCCTTTCAAAATTTTTTTAAATTTTCAATTTCGGCAGAACACACGTTATGGGAATAGCAGAAGTCAGAGATAAAGAAATCGAATACTGCGGAAAGAACCTGGTGTACTTCGTAGAGAACTACGGACACTATGAGGATAAAGATGCAGATGAGCTTGTGCAACCGTTTAGATTGTGGAACGAGCAAAAGGAAGCCCTGATAGACTTTGAGAACCATAGACTGAATATCGTCTTAAAAGCGAGACAGTTGGGGTTTACATGGTTGGCAATCAACTATGCAGCGAGACTGATGTTGTGTAAGCCGGGACGAACGGTACTTGGGATGAGTAGGTCAGAGGACGAAGCCAAAGAGCTAATCCGGAGAATGTGCGTAGTCTTAAGAGCTATGCCGGAGCTGATAAAGGAGAAACCCGTCAGTGCGGAGTGGCAGAAAAGCAGTCCATGGTTTGAGAGTACAGCCCTGAGCGTTACGATCCATAGGTTTGGTAGACCGGATAGTGTGATGCAGTGTTTTGCGAGTAGTAGTGATGCAGGACGAAGTTTCACGGCAGACCTGTTCATAATAGACGAGTGGGCGGCACAGGCGAACGCAAGGGATATATGGGGAAGTATCTTCCCTACGATAAATAGACCTACAGGTGGACAGCTAATAGGGATATCGACAAACCAAAGAGGCACACTGTTTGAGGAACTTTGGCAAGGTGAGAACGCCTTTTACAAAGTGTTCATCCCGTGGTATGCAGACCCGAAGCGCACACAGGAATGGTATGACGAGACCAAAAAGACTATTGGTGATGTCTTAATGGCGCAAGAGTACCCTGCAACGGCAGAGGAAGCCATGAGTACACCGGGAGGGGCATTTTTCCCGGAAGTGGTTGACTCGTCCATATTAACGAGAGAGCCCTTGAAGGGTGAGACAGTAACATACTTTGCAATGGACTACGGACTGGATATGTTGGCAGGGTACTTCTTTAATAGGGATGCCTACGGTAACTTCCAGATAGTAGCAGAGATATTCCAAAGCAATCTGAATGTAGGCATGGCAGCCGACACGATAAAGAGTGTAGCGAAGGAGTTTAACGTAGTACAGTATTTGGCTCCTTCAGACTTGTTCAGCCGTAACGTACAGACAGGAAAATCGACTGCGATCATGTTTGGCGAATACGGCATAAACCTAATCAGCGTGAACCGTGACAGGGAAGCCGGGTGTTTAGCCTTAAAAGAGCTTTTAAGACACGGAGACGGACAGTTAGGAAGATTAACTATATTAGATAACTGCGCACCCAACCTGTTAAGGTGCTTAAAGAAGATACAGCATGACGAGAAGCACCCTAACGTGTACGAAACGAAAAAGTCCCATGAGTTAACTCACGCGGTGGATGCCGCCCGCTACATGGCCGTTTATTGGACGAACCCGGCAAACGTAGAGGCAAAGGGTCGCAAGAAGAAATGGCGCAGGGATCAGTACGAAGACTACGAGAACGCATCAGAGGAAGACAAGAGATACTTAATAGAGTTATGGGGTGAACCCTTATGAAACTGTTTCAGAAGGTGAAGAGGATGCTTCAGACAAACAAGAAACTTGATAAATGGGCTGTAAGGCTTGAGAACGCCAAAGATTCTTATGCAGACACCCGTAAAGAAATGAAAAAGTTTACGGGCTATTATGAGGGTGAGAGAAGCGTACAGCCCAACCCGAACCTTAACCAGAGCGTGACCAAGCAGGCCACCAATGTGAGAAATATCGTGTATGAGCTGATAGAGTCACAGGTAGACTCAAGTATACCCATGCCGAAGGTAAGAGCCATACACGCAGATGATGAAGAACTCGCAAGGAAGATAGAGCGACTCCTTGAGAACAAGATCAAGACATGCGAGTTTGCGAAGCTGAATGACGTAATGGAGAGAACCGTACCCATGGTAGGTGCGAGTTACTTCTACGTACAGTGGGATGCCAACAAGGGACTCCATAGCGAGATAGGGGACTTGAGGGTAAAGGAAATCCACCCGAAGAAGCTCATACCGCAGCCGGGAGTGGTAGATTTTGACGATATGGACTACTTCTTCATACAGGAAGTAATGACCAAGGACAACGTCAAGAGGGTGTATGGTGTGGACGTAGAGGAAGCCGAGAACGACCAACCGGAAGCCACAGAGGACATACAGAACGCCTCACACAACAGTGATATCGTGACGGTGAACACGGCTATATATCGTAACGACCACGGAGGAATAGGCTGTTATATATGGTGTGACAAGACCGAACTGCTCGACATAGAGGATTATGAGTCCAGACAGTTGGATCATTGTGCAAAATGCGGAGCAGTAATGCAGAACGGTGTTTGTCCGGAGTGTGGCAGCAAGAAATCCAAGAAAATGCCCGAAGAATATGAGGAATTAGCGGAGGGCATAGACGTAAGAATGGATTTAGGCGGTGTAAAGAGGGTAGAACCCTTTGAGGAGACCCCGGAAGTAGACGAAAACGGCAATCCCATACCGATAATGGACGAAAACGGACGTGTAAAGTATGACGAAACGGGTATGCCAAGGGTGCAGATGAAGAAAATCACCAAAAAGATACCCTATTACACACCAAATGTGTTCCCGATAGTGTTGAGAAAGAACATATCAAGGAACGATCACCTGTTAGGATCAAGTGACACAGAGGTAATAATCGACCAACAGGACACGATCAAGAAACTGGGAACAAAAATCAACGAAAAACTCCTTAAAGGCGGCTCTTTTGTGACACTTCCCAAGGGAATAGACGTAGAAAAGACCGACAAAGAGTTTAAGATAGTGAGAATTGACAATCCTGCACAGATGCAGATGATCCAGTCAATCACGCTTCAGCCCAATACTGCACAGGATGAGCAGTTTTTGGAGATAAACTACGGGTGGGCTAAATCAACACTTGGTATTACGGATGCATACCAGGGACGTTTCCAAGCCTCCGAGACCTCCGGTACTGCAAGACAGTACGCAATCAACCAGGCAGCAGGCCGATTAGAGTCGAAAAGGACTCTGAAGAACGAAGCCTATGCCAAACTGTACGAATTGATGTTCAAGTTTTGGCTTGCCTACAGTGACCAAGACACAGAGATATCGTCAACCGACCCTAACGGACAGATAGCGTATGACACACTGAACCGTAAGGAGTTTCTGAAGCTTGACTCAAGCGGAGAGTTTTACTGGGATGACGAGTTTATCTTTGAGACCGACCCCACGTCCACTCTGATGGCAAACAGAGAGAGTATGTGGAACCAAGCAGACATGAAGCTACAGTCGGGTGCTTTCGGCTCTGTAGGGGATTTAGAGACTGCAAGACTGTACTGGACAGTCCAGAAAGCCAACGGCTATCCCAACGCAGGCATGGCACTGTCAATGATAGAGCAGAGGATAGCAGAGCAGCAGCAGATGGCGCAGGCGGCACAGCAAGCACAACAGCCACAGGAAATGCCACAGATGGGAGGTATGCCAAATGAAATGCCCCTTATGTAAGACAGAGGCAAGGATAAAGTCGAACGACCTTGTACAGAGGAAGGACGGAACACTTGCCTACAGGTTACAGTTAGAGTGTAGATCAAAGCAGTGTGCGAACTACGAGAAGGTGTTTGAAACGGTGTACGATCCGGTAAAACCCATAGAGGAATGAGAAAGAGCTTCGGCTCTTTTTTATTTTATAAAAAATTCGCAGGAGATAGCGTAAAAATCCAAAGGAGAATTGAATATGAAAAAAGAACTTTTACCCCTTAACCTTCAGTTTTTTGGTGAAGCTGAAAGCGTAAACGAGTCGGAAGCCGCTGAACCGACAGGAGAAGAGGCCGCACCGGAGACAGGCGTAAACGAAGCTGAACCCGCCGAACAGCAGACCCCGGAGCAGAACGCAGCATACGCAGCAATGAGACGTAAAGCGGAAGCTGAAGCGCAGAGAAAGTACCAGAGCGAACAGCAGAGGCTTGATGCTATGTATGCGAAGAGATTCGAGGGCTTGACCAACCCCGAAACAGGGCAGCCAATCAGAACCCCCGCAGAGTACCTTGAAGCCCTTGATGCACAGGACAGGTTGCAGGCCAAGGAAGAAATGCAGCAGGCAGGGATAGACCCCTCTGTAATCGACAGGGCAATAGCCAACAGTCCGATAGTGAGGGAAGCACAGGCAGCCATGGATCAGCTCAATCAGATCCAGTCTCAAAGAATGATTGAGGAAGATATAAGGACAGTCATACAGTTTGACCCGTCCGTAAACAACGAACAGGACATATTGTCGCAGGAGAACTTCGGTGAGGTAATGGACTACGTCACAAGTCACCCCGGTATGAGGTTTGCAGAGGCATACAAACTGGTGAACTTTGACCGTTTAGCGAGTCAGAGAGCCACGGCAGCCAAGCAGCAGACAATCAACCAGGCAAAGTCAAAAGGCCACTTATCAAGTCCGGCAGGGTTATCTAATGATGACAACTCGGTAGACATACCCCCGGAGAAGCTTGAAATGTGGAGAGACTTCTTCCCCGACAAGTCCGCAAAGGAACTACGTGAAATGTACAACAAAAGTATAGGAGGCTAATTATGGCAGTTATAGTACGCAACAACATCAACAGCGATATGTGGAATGAGTGGGCAACCATTCTCAACGCAGCAATCTATGATTCAGATGCACAGAAGAACCAGTATGACGATCTCGTCAATGCACTGGCAAACGTCCAGTCTTCAAAGAGGTGGGGTGAGAAGTCAACCACTATCGGAGGTCTGGGAGACTACATGACCAAGGAAGAGGGCGCAGATGCAGCATACGACTACTTCGCAGAGGGTTACTCGAAGTTTATCGAGCATATCACCTTTGCAAAGAGCGTATCTATCTCCAAGGAGATGGTAGACGATAATCAGCTTGCAGAGATGAAGAACAAGGCCGTGAACCTTGTGCAGTCCTACAAGAGAACAAGGGCAAAGCTTCTGTCAGAGGCAATAACCAAGTCCGTAGGCACAACCAAGACCATGGACTTTGGCGGCAAGAGCAATATTGACATAGGCGGAGCAGACAACCTTGCACTGTTCAACACAGGTCACACTCTGAAGAACAGCCCCAGGGCACTTGCATCCACCCTTCCCGTGGGCGGCATCACACCCGATGTTCTGCCCGGTGTAGGCGTTATCGAGACCCAGAGTAACCTGTTCAGCAACGCTTTCGGAACAGATGCAACCACTCTGAACAAGCTCTCTAACGTCATGAGGAACTTCAAGGATGACGGAGGTGAGGTACTCGGACTTGAGGCAGACACCGTAGTCGTACCCGGCAACAGGCCCGCTCTTGAGGACATGGTCAAGAGGATAATCGGATCAGACGGTGAGGTAGGATCGAACAAGAACGATATCAACACCCAGAGGGGCAAGTGGAAGCTTGTTGTTGACTATCTGTGGACACCCGCAACGGGAGACCCCTACATCATCATGTCTTCGAGTGCAAACAAGACTCTTCTCGGAACAAGGCTGTACGACAGAACCATTCTGGACGTAGAGAACGAGGTAAAGACAGAGTCGAGAAACCTTGTGTACAACGGCTTCGCACGTATAGGCGTGGGCTTCACGAACTGGAGACACGTTCTTATGGGCGGTGTAACAGGCGGCACGAACCTTTCATAAGACAGGGCGGGGCGGGCAACCGCCCCTTTCCTTTTAAGGAGGAAACATGATTAAAGTAGGAGATATTATTGACGGGCGCAAGGTGACGAGGGTGTACAACCTTTGTGGATGCGTAGCCTATGACAGTGTACCCGCAGAGGACGAGCCGAAGGCAGAACCGCAGGAAGAGCCGAAGGCAGAGCCGGAAGAGAAACCGAAGCGCAGAAGGAAGAAGGAGCAGTAAATGTCTACAACATGGAAGGATATAAAACTCGCAACGTTACAGAAGATGTTCTCAAGTAACGGAACGACTATACAGGTTGATTCGTCTACGCAGGAGTATATCTATTCCATGCCGCAGGCAGCCAATGAAGGCTTACAGCTTTTGTCCACGGCAGGAAAGTTTATCATCAAACCCTATGTGATAAACAACTATCCTTGCCATAACGTACTGGGAGAGAAGTATACCAACGAGAGGTATATAACGGATCATTCAGTAAAGGCAATAGCGCACTCATACTACTTTGAGATAATGGGTAAGGTAACATGTACCCTTACTATAGAGGCACAGGATGAGGAGAGTGAGCCTGTAGTAATCAATATTCACACCCCGGACGAGACAGAGATAGTATCAAAGCACAAGTACAGTGTGTTTAAGGGGGTAATCCCTAACGACAACGACAAGCTTGTAACGATAGAGTTTCAGTCCGATTTCCCATACAACGTGCGTAACATGTGCTTCTATGCGGAGAAATTCGCAGAGGACAGTGACGTACCGGACTACCAAGAGTATATGAGATTCGACATGAAGGAACTCATAGACGATTTCTACCAGTTATCAGAGACAGACATATACCTTGAGAGAGACGGAAGACCCTCATATCTGGCGGCATCAAACTACTACCAGGAGGCAGACAAGACCCTTGTGATACCCCGAAGTGACACAGGGGTATATACCGTGTACTACAAGGCATATCCGGGCGAGATAACGCTTTCAACCCCGGATGACTACGACATGTCCCTTGATCCCGAAGTGGCGGCAATACTTCCCCTTTACATGGCATCACAGCTCTACAAGGATGATGACAATGCCATAGCCACGGTATACAGGAATGAGTTTGAGGTAGCAAGGGAAAGCCTTTCACAGAAGGCAAACGTATCAAAGCGTGAAGAGTTTATAAGTGAGAGTGGTTGGTAATGGCTGTTTCGTTTAACATCCCGGCAAGTCCGAAGATAAACATATATCAGAACGAGAACTTTTTAGGGTGTGACTTCACATCAGATGCTTCTACGGTAGATGACACAAAAAGCCCCGATTGCGTGAACATGACCCGACTTGTGCCGGGGAAAGTCCGTAAAAGAATGGGGTATCATCCCGTAGTAGACTACAAAGCACATATCTATGGAGTGCATCATTTCTCTACAACCGACACATGGTTAGTCCATGCCGGAACGAAAATCTACAATCTGTCTGCACCTACAGGTGAGATATGGGTAGATGATGACGGCAACGAAGTGATTGACTATGACGAGAGGAACATACTGTTTCTGACAGGAGACGTAGAGGACACGCTAATCTATGACGGTATGGCAGAGCAAAGGTCTTTCAGCCTTGAACTGGGGCTGAAGCTTGTCATAATGGACGGCAAGAACCTGTATACCTTTGACGGCACTACATTCACCGTACTGACAGGCGAGAACGCCTATATACCCACACTGACAATCTCAAAAGACCCTACAGGCGGTGGTACAGACTTTGAGGCATTGAACCTCATAAACCCCGCTTTTAAGGAGTCCTTCTATGTAGCAGCTACAAAAGAGGGACAGGAAGAATACGATCCTTCTACGATAACGGACTTTCAGATGACCTTTGGTGGGTTGGATTCTACAGAAGTCATAGCGTGGGTAATGGACAGTAACGGCAACATGGTGCAGAAGACCGAAAACACTCACTTTACCGTGAACCGTACAACAGGTCTGATACATTTTCTGACAGCCCCCGGTGCATCCCCTGTAAGTGGTGAAGACAATGTCATAATCCAAGCCTACAGGACGGTAGAGGGGTATGCAGACAGGATCAATCATTGTCGGTTTGGCATACTGTTTGGAGTGAACGGAGCAAACGACAGACTGTTTATCTCCGGTAACACCGACAAGGGGTTAGACGAGGACGATAAGCCGTACTCATACATCAACTATGACTGGTATTCGGGGCAGTACGACCCTACATATTTCCCCGACACAGGGTATTCAAAGTTGGGTGCAGACTCATCAGCCATAATGGGGTATTCGATACTCGGTGGATATCTTGCCACGCACAAGGACACGAACGAGATATATCAGCCCGTAATAATCAGAGAAGGTGATCTGGTCAACGATCAGCCTACTTTCCTTGTTATCAACGCTTTACAGGGCGCAGGGGCAGTAAGTCCGTGGTGCTTCAGTTATCTTGAGGAAGAGCCTTTGTTCTTCAGCAAGTTAGGTATATACGCTATAACGGCACAGGATATCACAGGTGAGAAGTACGCACAGAACCGAAGCTATTACATTGACGGCAAGCTGTTGGACGAAGAGAACCTATCAGAAGCCTTTGCCTACACATACAGGGATTTTTATTTACTCTGCATAAACAATCACTGCTATGTGCTTGACGGGCTACAGCCTATCAGAACCGACAAGAGTAAACCCTATGCGACAAGGCAGTATGTAGGCTTTTACTGGGAGAACATACCCGCTACATGCATGTTTGAAATGAAGGGCAACCTCTGTTTCGGTAGTAATGACGGAAAGATATATATGTTCTATGCCAAGAAGGACGAGGTAGAGTCCTACAATGACGTGGACGAGCCTATACCGTGTAGGTGGGAGACAGCCGACATATCGGAGAGGCTATTCTACAAGTACAAGAAGTACAGATACCTTGCACTGAAGTGTATTCCTGCAAGGGCATCATCTGTAGAGATATGGGCGCAGCGTAATGGTCTATGGGAAATGATAAAGGAAGACCAACAGACACTACGCTTTTTTGATTTCAACTATATCAACTTTGAGAAGTTTTCATTCAGTCCGGACAACACTGCAAAGGTGCTTCCGGCAAAGGTGAGACTCCGCAAACTGGATCATGTGAGATTTAGGTTTGTCAACGAGAAGCTTAATGAGCCATTCGGACTCATAAACTTTGCAGTCGAGTATACACAGGGAGGTAATCACAAGTAATGTTTACTACTATCACACCAGAAGAAAGAGAAGACAAGGGAGTAACGCAGCTTCCCGACTCTCCGCAGATAACCGCAGCGAAGTTAAAGGAACTCTTTGACTCACTCGCTAACCTGGCTATCGACAAATTCATAACCCATATAGAGGAGCTTGAGGCAGAGACGGCCGCAGGCAACATAGGAGCAGTGATACCGGACGGGTACTCGGCTACGGCAAACATACAGTCTTTGATAGACGAGATAATCATGAGACTCGGATCATGCGAATCTCTGAAACATTCCCATGCGAACAAGGACACGCTTGATGCTATCAGCAGTGAGACCAAGGGCGGGTATGACGGACTTGTGGCAATGCTACAGGGTATAGAGACCATAGCAAACAATCTGACCGACTCAATATCGAGCATACCCAATTCCCACGCAGTAGCGGCCTATGTGACCAATGCAGTGAGAAATGCAGACTTTGTAAAGCCTAATCAGCTTTTGGACTCGGTTTATCCGGTAGGAACTATCTACACGACAACAAGCGCAACGTTTAACCCTTCCACAACCTTTGGTGGTGTATGGAGCTTGAGAAGCACAGAAGGTGGCGTGAAGAGCTACGAAAGGACGGCATAATATGGCAGAGGGACAGGTACTAATAAAAGACTTGCTTGAGGCTACAGAGGTAGACGATAGCGCATATCTCCCCATTGATGACGGAGAACTGACCAAGAAAATCAGCGTAGAGAACTTCAATAAGTCGAGCAATGTCACGGCAAAAGCCTATGCAGAAGCAGCAGCGGCATCAGCACAGACCGCAAGTGAAACCGTGGCAAACATCAATCAGAAGGTTGACCAGGCACAGGGATATGCCAATGCAGCACAGACACAGGCGGGGTATGCATCCACCTATGCCGATAACGCACAGACCTTTGCAGGAAACGCACAGGGCTATGCAAATACGGCATCCGGACACGCTACAAACGCAGGAGCGAGTGCATCAGCGGCATCAGCATCAGCAGATGCATCAGCGGATAATGCCCTTTTAGCGCAGTCATGGGTTGAAGGCAATACCGGAGCAAGGGAAGGTGAGAACACCAACAATGCAAGGTACTGGGCAAATAAGGCACAGTCGGCAGCACAGATAACCATAGACGATCATCTTGACCCGCAGTCTACCAACCCGGTAGAGAACAGGGTTATCTATAATGCCCTCAATGATATGCATACAGGTGGCTCAAACATAGAGATAACCACTACGCAGACCTCTCTGTATGGGAAAGATGTAACTATAAGTGACGGCACTACTACTGTCACAGAGACGTTTGACCTTACAGGAAAAGCACTGTTTGAAGGTGTACTGATGACAGGTGACTTAACCATAGAGTCAACGGACGGAACACAGACTGCAAGGGCAAGCCTCACAGTACCGTACTTCGGCAACTATAACAAGGCTATAGCGTTTTGGCAGGCTACCATAGCCGTGACCACGACCACTACGCAGTTTAACGGACTGACAGTGAGTGCAAAGAAGAACGGTGCTGTAGTGGCTACGGCAACGTTCAGTAATGGTAGTGCAACTATCACAGTCCCCGAACAGGGTACGTATACCCTTGAGGTAACGCTTGACTGGAAGACATATACATCAAGTTCCTTCTCCGTAACGGAAGAGACAACCTACAACGAGACCATTGACGGGTTTATTGCGCCCATTTCCCTTACCACACCCACAAGCGAGTTTTACGGACAGAGCATAAGCGTAACCCGTAACGGTGTAGCAGTACCCGTATCACTTGCCTTCAGTAACAGCGGTACGGCATCCTTCACGGCACTGGACGAGGGTACATATCTGTTCACCCTTACCTATGGTGGAGAGCCTTATACGGCATCCGTGGTAGTGTCGGCAGAGACCACGTATAGTGCAGTGATAAAGATGTGGACGGCTACGATCAATATAACCACGGCATCATCACAGATGCAGTCACAGGACATAGACGTGTACAAGGGCAGTGCAAAGGTAGCCACAATAGCCTTTAATGCAAGCGGGCAGGCCTCATATCTGGCACATGAGTCCGGCACATATCACTTTGTATGTACTGTAGACGGCTATCCCTTCACAAGCGCAGACGTGGCAGTAAGTGATGAGACTGTATATTCAACAAGCATAACCTACTTTGGAGCTACGCTGAATATCAGCACATCATCAAGTGACTTGTATAGCCAGACAATCACGATCAAAAAAGGATCTACCACGGTCGGTACAACTGCATTTTCCGCACAGGGTTCAGCATCCTATACCGTCCACGAAACAGGCACATACACTTGCGAGTGTGAGGGATATAGCGGTAGTGCGACGGTATCAGCAGAGACAACGTACAATGTGACAATCAACGCAGGACTCGACCTCTCCGCATGGATAACCGCAGGAAGTACGACAGAATATCCGCTTAATCCGTCAAGCTATGCGAACTTTTCAGCACTTGAAGCCGACGAAACCGCAGTACGTCAGCTTATGACAGTACACGCATCAGTAGACTATCTCGCACAGGCTACGGCAGGAGATAGCCTTATGGAGAGCGTTATCGGTTCAGATGTATGTGCAAAGTGGATAAACCTGTCTGATTATGCGCTTGATACGCTCTATGCGAATAGTGATATCAAGTCAGTAATGGACGAAGCTGATAAGTACGGCTACGGTGAGTGGGGGATAGTGGACTCAACGACCACACCACCCACATGGGGCGCACTCGGTAACGTCCCCATAATGACGGCTAATAATGCACCGTATGGGGTGGCAAGTGCATATCAAGTCTTTGATGGAAATAGTGGCACAAGCGCAAGCGGTACGGATTTCAGCTATCAGAGCGTTAACCCTATATGCGTGAAGAAGTTTGAGTGTAGCGTTAATGGCGGTACTCTGCAAGGCTCGAATGATGGGTCTACATATACGAATATTTCAAACCCGTCAAGCAATACAACGTACTATATGTATCATAGGGTACATTTTGCAAGTAGTCAGACCGTACATACTCTCCAATTCTACGGACGTGAACTCAAACTTGTAAACGGCACACCAACACCCGACTACTCCGAAAAAGAATTCGCACAGGGTAGCACAAGAAAGACGATATACGACCACGGGGTAGAGTTGGTGGAACTTGATACTTCCGTTGTAACAGGGGGAGCATCTATAGTGGAAGAACCTAATCAGCTTGTGTGTCATCTTGTGACAGGTGGACAGAATACCTATTTAGTAGTAAACAAAAATGCTATTTTGATAAACCAAGATAACCTTTATATGAAACTTGGTAATATGGCGTATAGAAGTGACAACGTGGCTCAATGCGGTTCGCTTTCCATATTTGATAGTAAAGTATGGACATATAATGATGATTCGCATCGTAAGGGATATACGTTTATTCCCATACAGTCAACAGACACTATAGTTCATTCGTTAGATATATCAGCATTTAAGCAGTCGCAGATGTATGTCGGAATTTCTGATGCTACATCTGGTGTGAACACTAATCTGTCATGCACCGAATTGTGGTTAGAATAGGAGGTTAAGATGAAAGTATACGTCAATTCCAAAAATGAAATTCACGAAGTCAACACCTGTTCAGACCCCTCTCTCATAGAGTTAGAGGTTACGGACGGAACGTTTGACGGATGGAGCGAAGCAAAGATATGTTGCTACAAAGCCACGGTGCAGGACGGGAACGTCACCATGATGACACCCTATGTAGACAGTAGGCTGATAGAGCATATCGACCAACTCGGTAAGCAGACCGAAGCAATTACCCCGAAGCAGTTTACCAAAACCGCCTACATAGAGGACACAGAGGTTGTCTTTACGGGTGTACCAAGTGGAAACATGACCGTCTATTGCACAGTACCTCACACAGTAGAGCGTGACGGTGACAGGGTAGTGGTGAAGTTTGAGCCATTGGAAGAAGTGACAGAAGTAACAATAAGCATTATATAAACGCACGAAAAACGCACGAAAACACACGAAACGCACAAAAACGCACGAAACACATTAAAAGCACTTTTTTAAGGAGGACAATGCAATGAAATACTACGTTATGACCATTGAGCAGTACACGGCACAGGGAGCAGAAGCACCGACAGAACAGGCAAAGGTAGAGAAGAAGAACACGCTTGATAGCGCACTCTCCTACTTCTACGGCACACTCAAGACGGTGGCTGATAGTGCCGCTCACAACTATCTCGATATAAAAATATTCGAGAGCAACGGTGGGTGCGTAAAGAAGGACGTATACGGTGCTTACATTGACCCCGACACTACACAGGGTGAGTAAACCATGTGGGAAGCAATCGCTAAAGTCTTAACCAACCAAAACGCTTTCATGGTAATGATATACGGACTAATCGTATTCCTCATCATGGTAGTGCTTGCAAAGATGGGGTGGCTACGGCTGAATACATCTAAATTCGGGCTGGGAGACGATTACCGGGAGAGAGATATCATCCGTCAGCAGACAGAATGGGCGCACATCTATTGTGAGGGATTGAAAAATCAGATTGATGATATGTGCAAAGACGTACCCGACTACGATCCATACATCACGCTCTACATATTAGAGAGGATGTATAGCGAAGTTGTTTCATGGGTGTGTTACAACCATATTAACCTTGACTCGGACTATATATCTATCAAGCAGGATAAAGTGAAGATGCTTCTATCAGCTACGACAGTAAAGCCGGAAGTATTCACGAACAAGAAGTTTCTCGCAAAGGTGGATGTATGGACAAGCGAGATTATCTGCAAGTTGGTTAAGATAAGGCAGGCATACAAATGAGACATAGAGAACACCGCAGGACATTCACGAAGAGAGCTGTAAAGGCTCTCCTTTTTATTGGTGTGATAAACGCAACCATACCGTATGTTTTAGCGGCTTTCGACAAGACACCCACGGAGACATTAGGCATAGCCTGGATAACGGAGATAGTAGCCGTGATAACAGGATATTTATGCAAGTCGTATTTTGAGACAAAGCAGGAGCGTAAACAGGATTTAGAGGACTACAAAGTAAAGGAGATAGACAATGAGCAACGAATTTCTGATTGAAGCACTGGCAATCATAGCAGGACTCACAAGCCTCACAGTGCAGGCTATAAAGAAGATACTGGACGAGAAGGAGATACAGTATAGCTCCAACCTTTTGGCAGTGATCGTATCAACGGTACTCACAGTAGGGGTAAGCATGGTACACGTCATATACTTTAGCATACCCTTCAGTCCGCAGCTTGTAGTGATAATAGTAGCACTCACATATCTGTCATTCCTTTGCGCTACCACAGGCTACGACAAGGTCAAGATGCTTCTTGAGCAGATAGGAAGGATCGAATGAAAACATCCACGGCAGGCATAAATCTCATAAAGCAGTTTGAGGGATGCAGATTGACCGCATATAAGCCCGTACCGACAGAGAAATACTGGACGATAGGTTACGGACACTACGGACAGGATGTAGCACCTAACATGACCATAACACAGGCACAGGCAGAGATCATGTTAGGCATTGACCTTGTAAAGTACGAACAGGCCGTAGACCATTACGCAATCTTCCCTTTGTCACAGAACCAGTTTGATGCACTTGTCTCATTCGCATATAACTGCGGGACAGGCAATCTACAGAAGCTATTGGCAGGACGTAATGCCTTACAGGTAGCGGAAGCAATGCTGAAGTACAACAAAGCCGGAGGCAAGGTCTTGAACGGACTCACCAAGCGGAGACAGACAGAGCATGACCTATTCTGCAAAGACTTGATATTGCCACGGGGCGGCAACCCCTACAGAGAGCCGACAAAGAACGTTAGGCTTAACAGTAAAGGCAATGATGCAAGGTGGGTACAGTACAGCTTAAATTGTGCCGGACATTACGGCTTAATCATAGACGGCATAGCGGGTGAGAAAACGATTTCCGCACTAAAGGACTTTCAGCAGAAAGCATTTCCAAATGCCCCAAACGAATGGGACGGGATATGCGGAGCAAAGACAAGGGAAGCACTCAAACAGGCGCAGTAAGCGTCTTTTTTTATGGGAGGTAAATTATGGCTTATAGCAAGACAACAAAATCAAATAGCGGTGGAAACAAAGTAGTGAAACAGGTAACAACAGGCAATCCCAACTATTCCAACTACGGATATGCCTATACGACCAGTGCAGGAACAAGGAGCAATGCAACACTTGATCCTACAAGAACAGCTACCAACGTAACCTATGGTGGTACGGGCAGGAACGCATCTACGGGGGACTTCTCCAACAGTTCATCAAGCAGTAGCGGAAGTAGTAGTAGCGGAAGCGGTAGCAGTAGTGGCAAGAAAGAGCAGACTTCAAGCGGGCCTACATGGGACCCGAACGGTCTTTATGACGTGTACATGAACACTCTGGCAGCAAAAGCGCAGGATGCATACAACAGGAACATGGGAGTGGTCAACGACCTGTACGAAAGCGCAGCAAACAGACTCAATGAGAACTATGACGAGTCTGTAGGAATCCTTGACAGGAACAATGCCAACAACAGAAACGCTATCAATGCAGATGCAGAGAACGCTATGAGACAGGCATACATCAACAATATGCTGTCAAGAAAGTCTCTTCAGCAGGCTATGACCGCACAGGGACTTAACGGTGGTGCTACAGAGACCACAAGGGCATCAATGGAGAACAACTACGGCAATGCCCGCAACAACATAGACAGGACAAGGAACAAGAACCTTGCAGACCTGTTAATGCAGTATGAGAACAACCTTGCAGGCTTGAGGCAGCAGCTTAACTCCGGTTTGAGTGACCTTGACGAGAGGCGCATGGGTTACGCTATGCAGATAAACGACAAGCTTCAGAGTCAGCTTGATAACTACGGTCAGCAGATTATGGACACCATACAGGCCGCAAGAGACAGAGCCGCAAAGAGCGGAAATAGCGGTGATCTGTTAGGTGCTATGGATGCGGTATACATAGAGCAGGCAGGAAAAGATGCTTTCGACAACTACAACCTTGAGGGCGCAAGCATGGGTAATCTCAACAACTATGCGGCAGCACTCAACAACCTTGCAAGGAACTCCGCATACTTCAACGCAACGCCTACAGAGATAACGAACCCCTATGAGGCTACATCAATGCAGCAGGCAGGAGTAGAAGCCAACAGTAACTATGCAAGGATGCTACAGGAGCTTGGTAATCTTGGTGCAAACAACACCGGAGCAGTGAACACATCAATCGGAGCAAACAGAGGCGTATCATCACTGGAACAGATTTTGAGAGCATTATACGGAGCATAACATGGACAAGACCATAATACAGGACTACGGCAAATATCTTTCAAAAGTAAACCCCGAAAAGGGGCGCAGAAGAGCGCAGGAGCAGGAGGCAAAGTGGGCTGAAGAGCGCAAGAAGCGTGAAGAAGAGAAGCTTACAGAAGCCTACCAGAGAGAACTTCGGGAGAGAGCAGAACAGGCAGCAAGGGAGAGACGTAAAGTCGAGAAAGCCACTGCTGCCTTTAATGCTGCTTCGGAAGCACACGGTACGAAATCAAATGCCCCCGACAAGAGGCAGTTAAGGGAAATCAGAGAGGGTATAAGTGTTATTGCTAACCCTACTACGCCCTTTAGAAGTCCGGATGAACTTATGTCCAAGAAGTACGGGGGACAGGATATCAGACGTGTCTTGCCAGAACTTGACACGAAGGAAGTAATCAATCGCAGATATGGCATAGGGGAAAACCCTAACTATTCAAACTACGGCTATGCCTATAAGACTCATGACTTATCAGACGAGGAAAAGGTAAGGCAGTGGACAAACCCCGATTATAAGCTTTCTGACAAAGAGAAGAAGGAAGCAAAGGATATACTCAAGAGGGAGAAGGAACGCAGAAACAATGTCATAAAGCAGGGCAGTATTGATGCTATGATCCCCGGTACAGAAGAGTATAACCGCTTGCAGCAGTACAACAATCTTGAAGCAAAGACCAAGGGTGAATTTGCAAGAGGCGCACTGCTTCCCTTCTTGAAAGTGTCAAACCTTGCCACCAAGGGAGTTGAAAAGCTCATGGGAGATAGCGAGGATGCACAGAACGCAAAGTCAATATTGGATGAACAGATGCAGAACGCATTCAAACAGGACAGACTGGCGGCTGCACAGTCTCCGATTAAGCATGGTGCGGGCAACTTCGCAGGCACAGCGGCAATGTATTCTGCAACCAGTCCTATATTTGATGCATTGGCAGAGGGATTAGGTGTATCAAGTACAGTAGGGAAATTCCTTATCAATCAGCTTGCACAGAACGCACAGGATGTAGCCCTTGATACTGCACCCGAAAGACAGATGCTACGTGATATGGGTATGAGCGAGGAAGAAATCAATCGTGAGACCCTTAAAAACGTGAGAAATAATGCGATAGGTAACGTGGCTATGCCCGTACTGGGTAAGTTGGCTTCGACAGCGGTAGATGCTTTCAAAGGGAATTTGCCACAGTTAGGGGATAGTTTGCCTAAAGTTGACATGGACGAGTTTAGACAGGGCATAGCAAAGCTACAGGGTATCAATGATAACACGCTGAAAGAAGCTGCACAGACTGGGAATATAAGGGAGCTGAACAGGCTTGCAAGTCAGACTATACCTTCAGTAAGGCAGGGCGAGGTAGATATACCGCAGTTTAAGAGGTTAGAGACGGCAAGCAATACAACAGATATCGTCAACTCAAATACCACGAAGCAGATAGAGGATGCAGTACAGAGACAGACTGCCGAGACACAGAATGTACTGAAGGAAGCAGAGCCTATAGAGGAGTGGACAAGAAATCAGCTTAATGCGGGGGATAGTACGCCCAGATATAGAGAGGGTACACTTGAAGAGGCACAGGGCAATGCACAGTGGTTGAAACAGCTTGTCAATGAGGAAGTAGCAAAGTATGACAATCTTTCAGAGGCCGCACAGAAGAACATAGGCAGGGTAAATGATGCGCTTGATGCACTTGACGAGGCAATTTCAAGGGGTGCAAGCATAGATGACATTGCACCTCTTAACAAGGAGGCTGAAAGGGCATTAGGCGCACTTCATAAAAACATACCCGGTGACAAAAATCTCCGATCATGGGGAAGTACATACTTTGGCAAGAATAGTGAAAGCAACGTGAGTAACATTCTGAAAAAAGGCCGCATAGCAGATGACTACCCCGTGGATGAAAACGGTTTTATGGATGTTGATGCATGGAATAAGATGAACCCCGAAGAGGCTACAGAGCTTGAGAATATGTTTGATGTCATGAACGAGGACACAGGCATACGCAACGGCTTTGATATCGTTGACGAGAACGCCCCCGACATTAGGATGGATGCATCAACTCCCGACAGTATGAACGCAAACGATCAGATATTGCCGGATGTAAATGTAGAGAGACTTACCAGAGAACCCAATCAGCTTGTGGACAACACAAGAGAGCGCAGTTTTCACGCAAGCGCAGCAGAGAGGGGTGCTATACCGGACGATATCAAGGAAGCATTGAGACAGCAGGATAGCATAGACCGCAATACCTATGTTCAGCAGAAGAATTGGCAGACAGAGGACGAGGCTATAAGGCTTTGGGAACAGGTAAACACCTTTGACGAGGCAGAGGCGCAGTATAAGCAATTACTGTCTGAAATGAACCCGGCAGCAACCCCGTTTGCAAGGAGACTGGTATCAGCCTATTCAAAGAACGGTCAGAGGGAAGCGGCTATGGCCGTTATGGATGCACTGGCAGAGGCAGGGACAAAGTCTGGTAGATTTTCACAGGCTATGATATTAGGGCTTGCAAAAGATGATCCCATGACAGCCTTGAGGTATGCAGAACGTCAAATAAACCGGATAAACGAGAACGGAAGAAAAGAGTTTGGCAAGAAGTGGAAGGACTTCACCCTTACAGACGAAGAAAAAGCACTCTTTGATAAAATTACCCCCGGTGACGAGGATGCTATAAAGGCGGCAATGGACAAAATAGGGGAGCGGATAGGTGTAGAATACCCTACAAAACTTCTGTCAAAAGTCCTTGAGGGACGTAGGTTGGCTATGCTCTTCAATCTCCGTACCAATATTAGGAACTTTGGTGCAAACATACCGACACTCGGCATGAGATGGACAGCAGACAGAGTAGAGGCTATAGGGCAGAACATAGCACACCTTATCAACCCCGATTTTGAGGTCACGCAGGCCGTCACAGGATCGGGTCTAAAGGGCAGAAAGATAGCAAAAGAGATATTTGAGAGCAAAAGAGTACAAGACCTTCTTGATAGTGCAGGCTCAAAGTATGAGGACAACGGCATAAAGAACGCACTGACAAAAAACAAGACAATGTTCAAGGGAAACTTTGTTGAACATTGGATTGATGATGTTACCGGAGGTGGCATTGAGAAAATAGCCAAGTTGTTGGGCAAGGATATCAAGGTAGATGGTGGAATACAAGCCTTAAACAAAAAGGCTTTTGGCAAGACCGGAACAAGATCGTTCCTTGAAACCTTCAGAAACGCTACATACAAGATGCTCGATCTGGGAGATTCCCCGTTTGTAAAGGAGAACTTTATAGAGCGTTTGGGTAGTTATATTCATGCACAGGGCATAAAGGATATGAAGGATGTGCCGGATGAAGCAATTCAGCTTGCTTATGAGGAAGCCATGAAAGCAACCTATAAGGATAATAGTTGGGGCTATCAGATGGTCAAGAAGGCGAGGGATACCTTCGGTGCTATTCCCTATGTCGGCAAGCCTTTAGGTGAGGCTGTTATACCCTTCGTTCAAGCCCCTGGTAACATAGCGGCAAGGATGGTGGACTATTCGCCTCTTCGTGGCACAAAGGGTCTTGCAGACGTTATCCGTGGCGCAATGGGCAGTGACGAGGCTCTTGTGAAGCGTGGAATAGAAGAGGTCAGCAAGGGACTTACGGGAACAGCAGCCGTATATGCAGGCATGAAGCTCTATGAGTCCGGTATAATCACAGGCTCTTATCCTACAGACAAGGATCAGAGAGAGTTTGAAAAGCAGCATGGTTTCAGAGAATGGTCTATTAGAGTACCGGGCAAAAATGGCGGTAAAGATAAGTATGTCCAGTTCGACTGGGCGCAACCCGCAGCAGAACCCCTTCTTTATGGCGCACTTATACAGGATGCAATAAGTAAGTCGGATTCATACGACAGTGATATACTCAAAGCACTCGGTATGGAAGGAACTGTAGCCGGAAAGATAATAGGTGGCGCACAGGCAGGAACAGGGGCAGCCCTCAACTCATGGTTTAATGCTACGCCCATTCAAGGATTGCAAGACTTTATGGGTGGTGGAGAATACGCTTCTCCTTATGCATCAGCGGGTAGTGACGGACTCAAAGGAATGGCAAAGAATATAAAGGACACAGCAGTAAATAGCTTTGCTACTTCTTTTGTCCCTGCACAGATGGGAGCAATAGCAAAGTCGGTCGATCCTATACAGAGAAACACAACCGACCCTACCAATAGCGCAAAGACCCTTGTAAACCAGTTTATGTCAAAAATACCCGGTTTGTCTGAAAAACTTCCTGCAAAGTATGACACATGGGGAAGAGAAATGAAGACGGCAGATACGCAGAAAGAGGCTTTTGTAGCACGAAATCTGTCTCCAGGAGAGTTGACAACAGACACATCTACTCCGCTTGATAACGAGATAAGCAGATTAGGCGCAGTTTCGACTTCTGCTTTCCCTCCTGTTGCAGAAAAGAAAGCGGGAGACAAGAAGCTTAACAACGAGGAAATGTCTGCACAGCAGAAAAACATGGGTGAGAGAAACTATGAGTTGGCAGAGGCATTTATCAACTCACAGTCCTATAAGGGAATGACTGACGAGGACAGAGCGAAGACGTTGTCCGACCTTTATAGTATGTCAAAAGCAGTAGCCAACAAAGAACTGTTTGGACAAGAGATAAAAGACTCCACGAATGCCAAGAATGCAGAAGTATATAATGAGTTGGGTGCAGACGGCTTCATAGAGTATTTAGGGATGAAAAAGAGCTTGCCAAGCAAGGGAAAAGATGCCGCAGCGGTAGACATGCTCTCAAAGTTGCCCGAAGACAAGCAGGATCAGTTGCTTCCGTTTTTGGTAGACACAGAGTCATCCAAGGAAAAGAGCGCAATGTGGGAAAAGTCCGGACATGACGGCTCAAACTTCATCAACCACTATAAAAAAGAGAAAAAAGTGGAAGAGAAAAAAGCAGAGCAGAAGGAAGTAAAAAAAGGTGTCCAGGCTGAACTTGCTTCTTATGGAGCTGAAGACAGTAGCACCACAGTAAAGTTTTACAACCATGCCAAGCAGACCATACCTTCACTCACACCCAAGGGGTACGCAAGAAAGCTTCAAGAGATAGGCGGCAATGACTATAAGATATCACAGAAGGAACTGTTGGCCTATGCAACAAAGAAGAACTTGTCGCAGGAAGAAATGACAAAGTATTGGAACGCATTTGGGGAATGGTCAACAAAGCCATACCGCAAGAAAGACGGCACGTGGGGAAAGAAATAATAAAAGGAGAACACACACATGAAAACAATGACACACGCTATCGACCCAAGTATCAAGAACTCAAACCTTGAGTATTGCATCAACGAGTATGTTCGCAACATAGAACACCGTGAAATACTCAAAGAGAAGTGGTTTTTCGGTATGACATTGGGGCAGTTGGCAGACAAACACAACATATCAGAGTCCAGTATCAAAGATATCGTTTACGGTATTGGAGATACGATCCTGGTAAGAGCATCAGAAATCATCTAAATACCCTCTTAAAAAGGCCTTTCCGGTTTCTATCGGGAAGGTCTTTTTTCATTTATGCTTAATCTATGGCATACGTTTACTTAAACCTAAACCCCCTAAAGAGGAATACCGGAGATTGCGTGGTAAGGGCATTAGCCTTTGCCACTAATCGTTCATGGGATGATATCTACTGGGAGTTGTGCGAGAAAGGCTTTGAACGAGCAGAAATGCCGTCATGGAACAGTACATGGTGGGACGTTCTGAAGGATTTAGGCTTTACCCGGCACATAATCCCCGACACATGCCCGTCATGCTATACGGTGGAGGACTTCTGCAAGGATCATCCCGAAGGCAAGTATGTATTATTCATCCCCTATTCAAGTGAACAATCAGGCCACGTTGTAGCCGTAGAGAAGGGCTTGCTCTACGACACATGGGACTCTTCAAAGGAAGTACCGTTAGCTTATTGGCGAAAGGAGTAAAACTATGTACAACCCTTACTATTATCAACCGCAGCAGACACAGTATCAGCCACAGGCGCAGTATCAACAGCCAGTACAGCAGCAGTCGGGCATTATACCAGTATCAAGCGAGGATGAAGCCCTGAAGTACCCTATAGCACCGGGAAACAGCATCATGTTCAAGATAGAAAATCAGCCCTTAATAATAGAGAAGAGTATGGGCTTATCCCAGCTTGATAGCCCTATTATGAGGTACTACGACATAGTTTTGAGGAACACAGATCCCAAACCCGACTATGCCACAAAGGAAGACCTTGAGCAGTTAAGGGCAGAGATAAAAGGATGGCAGGATAAACTTGCCGAAAAGAGAACGACAAGAAAGAAGGTAGAAGAGAATGAATGATCCGTGGGGCAGCTTTCAGAATTTCATGAACGGATTTAGGCAAATGGCTGCTAATCCGGTACAGTATGTAATGTCCAACTTTGGAATATCGCAGGACATTGCCAATGATCCAAACGCAATCATACAGAAGATGATGCAGGAAGGAAAGATAACACAACAGCAGTATGACAATGCACGACAGGCTGCATCACGCATACAGAGCAATCCTATGTTCAATCAGTTTATGAAGGTATAAAAGCTTTTATATATATACCGACTATCCGTCCGGAGGGTAGCCGCTAACCTAAAAAAATTTATAGGAGGAAAAAGAAATGGCACTTGAAAACAGTAACATGTATATGCCTATTGCCCCCGCAGGCAACGGTGGATGGGGAGGAGACCTCTCATGGATAATCCTGTTCCTTATCTTCGGTATGTTTGGCGGTGGCTTCGGTGGCTATGGTGGAGGCTATGACTTCCCTTGGCTCATGGCAGGACAGCAGGGCGTCAATGCAAACACCACAAACGGCTTCCAGAACGCAGCAATACAGGCATCAGTCGGAGACCTTAACACGGCAGTTACGGCAGGCTTCGGCAATGTGCAGACCGCATTATGTGGTGGCTTCGCAGGGGTGAACGCTTCTGTAACCAATGCACAGAACGCAATCGCACAGCAGATGTACTCAAACGAGATAGCTGCACTCAACAGGAGCTTTGATGCGCAGACCGCAAACACACAGGGCTTGACTGCAATACAGGGACAGCTTGCACAGTGTTGTTGTGACAACAGGCTTGCAACAGTACAGTCGCAGAACCTTATTCAGTCAGAGGGAGCATCCACAAGGCTTGCTATTCAGAACCAGACACAGCAGATTCTTGACAAGATGTGTCAGCAGGAGATTGATAACTACAAGCGTGAGAACGACAATCTTCGTGCTATGGTCAATATGCAGAACCTTGCAGCTTCACAGGCAGCGCAGACCGCACAGCTCATAGCCGACAATACGGCACAGACACAGTATATCGTGAACAGGGTAGCACCTTATCCGATACCGTCTTACACCGTACCTAACCCCTTCACACCCGCATAAGGAGGTAGGCTATGGACAAGAGAGAAGCGTTAATGGAAATGGACAAAACCCTGTCTCACACGCTCATGGAAGTCAACAACAAGATCATGGCAGCTAACGGAAAGATAACCATGGAAGACATGAAGTTTATTGATCCTCTGCTGCACTCAATCAAGAGCGTTGATACTTCTATAGCAATGGCAGGCGGCAGGTCTAATAGGTCTTATACCGACAGATCCTATGAAGGCAGTTCCGAATACCAGGGCGGTGCATACCGTGACTCTTATGAGTCGCACAGATATGTGTCACCGGAGTATGGCGAGTCCGAGAGGAAACGTGATAGCATGGGTAGATTTACCAGAGATTACGACATGAGATAGTAGATGGTGGGGGTGAGTGTTTGACACTTGCCCCCATTGTCGAGTGATATTTCGTGTGATACGGCAAGATGTACAATTCGTCAAACCCTTATATTTAGCGGATTAAATGTTGTCCATTTTGAGTGAAAATATCACACGACAAAACCGTGAGACCCTTGTAAATACAGGCTTTGAGGGGCGTTTAACCGTGAGGGTTCAAGTCCCTTCTCCTGCACGCCACGGAGCCCGTAAATACGGGCTCTTTTCATTTCCGTGTTGTATTTCGTGTGATACTTTGTTATTCTAATATCAACCCATGTACTTTTACCCTTCAGATAGAGGGAGGCTATACGCTTCCCTCTATCACTTTGTTTAGGTGTTCATTCATCTTTTGGGAGTAATAGTCAGACATTGACTTTATATTATTCTGATAGACAGATTTCATGACAGAACTGTTCCTGTCCCAACCACCCATATCAGCGGTGTATATGTCCGGTATGCCAAGTATGGCAGCGGAAGAGGCAAAGTAGTGTCTCAAGTCATGGAAGCGTATTGTTGACCCTAACTTGTCTCTTAACACAGTGAATTTCTTTGATATGGTGGCAGGATTCATGTTTGTAACATAACCCTCACCGTCCCCTATCAAGTCCAAGAGGAACTTTGGCAGGGTGACACTCCGCACACTTCCTTCGGTTTTGGGATGATCCTTGTATATCCAGTTGTTATTTTTATCCTTTACCATGACAGAATGTATGTAGGCCACACCGTTTTCAATGTCCTCATACTTGAGAGCCGATATCTCACCCTCCCTCAATCCGCACATACCGAAACCAATGCAGACCTTAAAGGCGGGTTGAGCTGCCCGGTATAATGCCTGTACATCTTCGTCAGAGGGTGATACAGGACGTTTAGCCTGTTTAGCGGGTAAAGTAACCTTAAATGTCATATCGGGCGCATATAAGCCAAGGGAAGCCGTCAGAAGGGCATACACGTTCTTAACGGTCTTCGGTGACTTATCTCTGGCAAGGTCAGAAACGAACAGTTGAAGGTCTTCTGAAGTAAGAGAACGCACACGCTTGTTATTTATAGGCTCATAGTTATTGTTACGCATCCTGTCATATCCCCTTATAGTACCGGGAGACAGTACACCTTCTTTGGCATTGATATATCCCTCTAAAGCATCCTTTACGGTCAAGTCATACCTTGCACGTAGCTTTTTCTGCATAGCGTATTTAGCCGCTTTCATTTCAGCTTCGGCTTTGGTAGGGGCAGTGAAGGACTCATATACTTTTTTGCCGTTATCCTTGTGAGAGTATACCTGGACTCTCCACGATCCGGACGGAAGTTTTTTAGCGGTTGCCATCTTCTTCTTCCTTTGCAATGCGAGCAGAAATAAACAGTCCTAAAGCTGAACCAAAGACGATATTTCCGAATTGCCAGTTTAGATAGGGGGGTTGTCCGTATGATAACGGAAGGATAATCCCCAACATGGCAAGATAAAGCATACAGAGGGCAAGTAGAATATATCTTTCAAGAGAAGTCCTTACTATCATACTTACAAAAAGGGCTATCATTATGCATAGCATAGACATTATCCCGTCAGCCATGCGAGTTTTTCCTATTACTGGAATAGCATAGACAAGGGCATTTATAAACGGTATCGCATACTCATATATAACACCCCATACAAGGCAAGCAACGACTATCCTTACGACCATAAAGAAACTCTTCATAAATGCGCCTCCCATTCTATAGACTGTACGTCCGACTTGTTAAAATCCCCATTATAGATATGCCGTAAAGCATGACAGTATGCTTTCCTCTGTCCTATTTCATCCAGTCTGTCAGCTATATAAATAGTATATCCGTCATAGCAGGGTGTTACCATTTCATGTATCTTGCCGGGTAAATCTACATAGTATACGTACAATTCATCCATTGGGATTTGTCCTCTTAAACTTCAGAAGCATATCAGCAGCCATTTTAAGGTCTTCGGGATCGCAGTCCCTTGCTGCATCCATTAACGCTCTTAACCGTGGATTATCATAGATATCTTGAGCAATGGCAGCGGTGTTATCGTCAAAGTAATACTTGTTACCTTCGGCAGATTCCTTCTCTTCCTGCTCTCCTGTAGTGAGATATTCCATGGAAACATTGAATTTCTTTGCAACCTTATAGAGTCTGTCAGAACGAATAGAATTATTCTTTAATAGAGAGCCGTTGGAAAAGCCTAGCTCCTGTTCAAGCTCTGTCACAGAGATGTTATTATCCCTGCATAATTGCCGTATAACATCAGAAGTATTCATAGTTTTACCCCACTAGAAAAAAATCTAAAAAAGGTATTGCAAACTAGAAAACTTTCTGCTATACTCTTCCCATGCTAGAAAAAAATCTAGCGTAGCGGAGTGATAGGTAGAATGTTTTCTGCTATGTCCAGTCAACATAATTATAGAAAATATTCTACCTAAATACAACCGCAAGATAAGCAGTGAAATAGCCACTTGTTCACAAGATATGGAGAGGATATGTACGAAAAGATAAAGCGGTTGGCAAAAAAGAACGGTATATCAATCCCCGCACTAGAAAAAAAACTAAATTTAAGCAACGGCTCTATCAGCAAATGGAGAAAGTCAACACCGAGTGTCACCAATGCAAAAAAGGTAGCCGACTACTTCGGAATAAAGATAGAGGACTTGATTTGAACACGAAAGCAATCATCAAAGGTTGGATGATAACAGCCGACATAGCAGGCCTTCAAGAATTGGCAAACGTGACAGGCATATCTTACGGGACACTCAAGTTACGAATGAGAATACCGCAGGAGTTTAGGGCAAGAGAGCTTAACGCTATCAGAGAAGCCACAGATATGACCGAAGAAGACTACACCCGCTTGTGTGTGGCAGCGGGAGAAGGGAGGTAAACATGAGACTGATTAGAGCAGTAATCGTAGCCGTGATACTCACCACAACACCAGTATATGCAGCCAATAGTCCGGCAGATGTAGAGAGAGAAAAAGCACAAGCTTATCTGGAAGAGAACCAGGTGGAGATACCCGAAGAGGTTGAGTATTGGTGCGAGTATTACGGAGAGCAATACGATATCTGTCCCGAAGTCCTTGAGGCAGTGTGTTGGAGAGAGAGCAGATGCACACAGGAAGCACAAAGCCAGGACAAGTCCTGCAAAGGGCTGATGCAGATACACGTAGGAAGCCACAGGGCAAGGATGCAGAAGTGTGACGTGCAGAACATCTTCGGGATCAGAGAGAACATCAAAGTCGGTGCAGACCTACTTAATGAACTACAGGCCGACACAGATATCACAGAAGCCCTCTGTCTTTATAACGGGGACACCGAAGGAGCAAAGCAGTACAGAGAGACAGGGAAGGCAAGTAGGTACGCAGAAAAGGTATTGGAAGTGAGTGCAGCACTTGAACGTGTTCACTTCAAATGAAGAAGAGCCGTAAGCCCACCACGACTCACGACTCAAGATCTACGATGCAAGGTGATTATAACTCACCGGAAAGGAAAAGTAAATGGATTTTCATGACACATCACAGGCATACATAGCTTGCCTACAGGTTGAGAACGCAGAATTAAGGAACAGACTCGTTCACCTTGACAATGTATGCCGCAAGATTCAGCAGGCAATCGCAACAAAACCCCTTGACGAACATGGCAATTCAGACCGCAGACAGTGGCTTGACCAGGTAGTGACGGTAGCCAAGTCCTCACTCGCAGAGGTGGGTTATCCGGTCTACACGAAGAAGTTCATGGAAGCGTGGTCTAAAGAGATACCCGGAGAAGTAGAGGACGTAGACATACCACAGTTTGTGAAGGAGAGATCATGACAGGAGACCCTATCAGAGATTATCACACATGGGATATTGACCAATACGAAGCCGAACAGAGACAGCCGCACTGCTGTAAATGTGGCAAGGCTATATGGGATGACTTTTATTGGGACATATTTGATGCGATTTATTGTGAGGAGTGTGCAGAAGATGGATTCAGAAAAGATACCGACAACTACGAAGGATGAAATCACATGGTTGAAGTGTGCCAGATGCGGAAGGATCTACCCCGAAGGGGGTATGAGGTACACCGGAGACAAATACTTTGGAGACAGTCAATGGATGTGTGAATGTTGTTACGACGATATGTATGTTTCGTGGGCAGAAGCATTTGAAAGAGAGGATGAAGAATGAACGTATATGAAAAGCTGATAAAGGTACAGGCAGAGCTGAAAGCCCCGAAGAGTAAGTTCAACTCTTTCGGAAAGTACAAGTATAGAAGCCTTGAGGACATTCTTGAGGGAGTAAAGCCCCTGTTAGAGAAGAACAAGGCAAGCCTGGTTATAGCAGACTCCATAGAACAGGTAGGAGACAGGTACTATCTGAAGGCTACGGCTACATTCATAGATACGGAGAACGGTGAGAGTGTCAGCAATAGCGCACTTGCAAGGGAGAGTGCAGACAAGAAGGGCATGGATGACTCCCAGATCACAGGTACGGCTTCAAGCTATGCAAGGAAGTATGCCCTTAATGGTCTCCTCCTCATAGATGACACCAAGGATGCCGACACAGACGAAGCCCACGTAGAGAAAGAGGCAAGGGCAGAGAAAGCCAAGGATGACGAGAAGAACGAGGCTCTTGTGACAGACATAGGAGACATGAAGATAGCCCCTGTAAAGGTCAATGTGCTGAAGGGTGATATCGACTCTGGACTGATGAACGAAGAGAAGATGCTTGCTTACTTCAAGGTAGAGAAGCTTGAGGACGTGACCGAAAAGCAGTTTTCCGACTATGTACAGAAGCGTAACAAGGCAGGAGCAGAGAAGGCAAAGAAATGACAGGCACATATATACAGGCAGTCCAGTATTTGACAGAGCAGAACATCAAGAACCCCGGTGCAATGTGGGACGTGAAGGAACACAAGGAAAAGAGATCACTGGATAGCAACTCATACTTTCATGTTTTGTGTGACAAGCTCCGTCAGAAGATGACACCCCCGCTGTCCATGGCAGCTTGCAAGAACCACTTAATAACAAGCTATGGACAGCCGGAGTATGACGAGAACGGGAACATGGTTTATCTGAAAGCCAACATACCCACGGACAAGATGCAGGAAATAGAGTACCTACACTGTCAGCCTGTAAAGAGCGAGTCAGAGACGGTCATATTTTACAGGGTATATCGGGGGAGTCACACCTACAACACGGCAGAAATGGCACAGCTTATAGCCGGGACGGTGGACGAGTGCAGAGCATTGGGTATAGAGACGGCAACTCCGCAGGAGCTACAGAGAATGGCAGCGGCATGGGAGGCAAGATATGGCAAAGAGCATAGTGACAGAGTATGAGGACATATCCGCTTTCAGTGGTGCGCCTGCTGAATGTACCCATCATCTGATATTCGGACGGGGGTTAAGGGAGTTAGCAGATGAAGACGGCTTGACCATACCCCTAACCCACGCAGAACACAACATGAACCCTTGCGGGCAGCGGTGGCAGATACATGAGAACGCCCCCGCAGAGGACTTATCAAGGATGGTCGGACAGCTTGCATGGGAAAAACACTACATAGCCACGAAGAGGGAGCTTCCCTTTGAGGGCATAGAACGAGAAGCAAGAGAAGCTTTTCGGGAAAGGTACGGGATCAGCTACTTATGACAAAATGCGAGATATACAACGACAGTATGCAGAATTGGAAGAAGTACCCCATACAAAAGGCACAGTTAATCATAGCGGATGTGCCGTACAACGTGGGTAATAACTTCTATGGCAGTAATCCCATGTGGTACAACGGCGGCGATAACTCCAATGGAGAAAGCAAGTTAGCAGGAAAGGCGGCATTTTACTCTGATTACAATTTTAATCTCTATGAGTATTTCCATTTCTGTAGCCAACTCATGCGGAAGGAACCCAAGAGGGGGGGAGAGAGGGGACGGGCTTCAGATGCACCTTGCATGATAGTGTTTTGCAGCTTCGAGCAGATACCCACTCTTATAAAAGCGGCAGAAAAGCACGGATTCATTCACAACATACCGCTGATCTTCTGCAAAGACTATTCCCCGCAGGTGTTAAAAGCAAATATGCGAGTGGTGGGGGCTACGGAATATGCGATACTCTTCTACCGC